TTGGTCTTTATACCTAATCGCACACACAGCAATCAGGGTAATCAACGCGGGACATTAGAGATAACGAACATGAAAGAAATCGAATACACATGGTGGAAAACCGAACAATTCTATCTGGGATACCTAAACGCATTCCCGGACTACATGACCCAAGGCGAAACCAAGGAAGACCTAATAGACCACCTGAAAGACTTACTGGCAGACCTGGAAAGCGATGCAGTGCCTTACATACGACACACCGAAAAGCTACAGGTTGCTTGATGAAGCGACGCGATCTAATCCGCAAGCTAGAAGAATTTGGCTGTCAGCTAACCCGCCACGGGGGCAAACACGACTGGTACACCAACCCCTCAACGCAACATTCCCAAGCCGTTCCACGGCATACCGAAATCGACGAGCATCTTGCCAAAGCCATCATCAAGAAACTAAGCTGATACTGTCAACAAATCGTCAACACCAGTGACGCTTTAAGCCGTTTATAGTCGAGCTATGATTTTACAAGGCTTTGATTCAGTTACTTTTTAGGCTTGTTGCGCCACGTTTCAAGTAACTTTTAATGCGATGGTCGTGCGTTCGAATCGCACACGACCCACCATCGAATAACTAGGAAAATCAAGCAGTTATCGTTAATTCGATACCTGCTTTTTTTATGCCTGAAATTTGGCTTGCGTGAATTTTGCGTGACTTGATTTCACGCATCACCGGCTCAATTAGTCCGCATGACACACTAGCCGTATTGATTAGCTCCTGCTTATAACGCCAGATTGGATTGAGGGCGTTAGCCAAAAAACACGTGGCAGCATTGTGTGCTCACGGTTATCATGACAATATTTGCCAATTATTGTCAACGCCATGAATTTGACCAGGCATTTTTGGCAGTATGACCGGGAGTTCTTGCGTGAATTTTGCGTGTTTCGGTTGTGACTCGTTATGCTCTGTCGTGCAAAGTCACGCAATTGCGCATTATTATGTTATTGATTTATATAGATTAATTCGCTGTTGGGTGCACTTTTAACGCGATGATCGTGCGTTCGAATCGCACACGACCCACCATCTTTAAGTCTTTGAACCGGAAAGACAAAGTCAACTGGATTGCCGTCGAGTTGAAGCAACATAACCGCAGCAAGGCGCAAATTTAGGCGCACTCTGCATTATTTGCTCAATGAGGTGGCGTAATGAACCAGTTAAATCAATCCCTCCCAAGCTCAAAGGACAACCGTCCTTCTGAGCAGTCGTTGCTAATCCCTATTCGTTCCAAGAGCCCCGATAAGCTTTCCGCTTGCGCGGAGTCTAAGCTGCATGCTGTCGAAGTATTTGCCGTAGGCACGGAAAACAAAATTCTTGGCGAGCGCTACGCCGTAAGGCAACATGCCGAGCAATCTGCCAGGCATCTCGACGCCGATCAACTGTTTCTTCACCGCGAAATTCGTTTTTTTCCTCGGAGCTTTCCAAAGCTCGACAGGAGTTACTCAGCGAAGTGATCGGCGCGACCCGAGGAACATTTTTTGTCGTTCAGGGTGGCGATGGTCACCCACTCCAATATCATCTGATCGGTCCGCGATTCCAATCCCTAGAACAGGCCGAAGCTTGGCGATACCTCAGGTTGCCGTATTACCCAGAATGCCAAGTCGTGCAGGACGAGTCCGGGGGCTTCGAGTTTAGCGCGACTAATCAGTCGGCGATCAATCATGTCTCGGCTTTCAGCGTGGTGGCATTTGATGCCGAGCAAGGCCAGTCGGTTTCAATTGCCGATCGCTACTTCACGACCGAGGCCGACGCACGCCGCTATCAGCTTGAATTGCTAACAGATTACCCGGACTGCAACATCGCTCAGAGCCACTTCCGTTTTAATGGCGTTCGCCATCGCCAAGACATTCTGGAAGTTATTTTCGGCGAAGATTCCGCCTTAGCTCGCGCGGAGGCCTAATCATGGCTTACATTCCACCATTATCGAACGGTAAGTTTCGCGCTGATGTCCGCATGAAAGGTATCGTCAAAAACAAAACCTTTACCTCCAAAAAACTCGCGCAGGCCTGATCTGATGACATCGAAAACAACATCAAGGCCATTCCATTATTGGACCTGAGCCAATTGGCGGCCTTGAGCGAATCGGATGTCGAACGGATGGGCGGCGCTACGCTTTTTGCTCACCTTGGTATTGATCTATTCGCGATTCGTAACGCCTCGAAATTGGAAGCCATCAATGCGTTATCCAAGAAAGAGTTGTTGCAATTGTCGCCGCAAGACATCGAGCGCATGGGCGGCGCCGAACTATTTATCAAGGCCGGCAAGCGTATCCGTTACAAGACGTTCCGCGAAGTCTGCGACGAATACCTGTCGCGGTGGAATAAAAAGGACTACAAAGGCCAGATGCAACGGGTTGATTACTGGTGCAGGTTATTCGGGGATCGCATCATGCTTTACAACTGCATTCAAACCTTATTTGTCGTTTGGTGCCGTATATTTTTCGATCAAACACGAATTTTTTTCGGATTTGAGTGAAAAACAAAGTGACCACGCAATAAAAAAGGGCTTAGACATTTCTGTCTAAGCCCTTGATTTATTTGGCTCCCCCGGACGGGCTCGAACCGCCGACCTAGTGATTAACAGTCACAACAATAAACGATTTATTACTGTTGATCGGCATTCATGAATCACAGTATTTTACTGTTTTTATTCATAATATTTGCTTTTCAGTATTCCTGACTGTTGATCTATGCTCACTTAAATACCTATAATCTGCCTACAAATTGCCTACATGAATTTTTATGTAGGACTAAGTGATGAGGTAGACACTGTATGGCAACAACCAAGCTAACCGGAGCAAAAATCGATAAAGCCCAACCGGAACCCGGCAAGGCCCAAACCTTTCTTTGGGACGCATCAACTCCCGGTCTGGCTCTTCGCATCACCGCAGCAGGTGGAAAGGCTTACATTTTTGAGGGCCGCTTCAGCGGAAAAACTTTGAGGATGACAATCGGTGATGTTAAATCCTGGAATCTTGCGGAGGCGCAATCGGAAGCCCGCCGCCTGCAAACACTGATTGATGCCGGCACCGACCCACGCCAAGCAAAGGCCGAAAAAATCGCCAAGGCCGAAGTCGCCAAGGAACAAGCAAAGACCGAGGCGATTCGCAACAGCATTTTGGTTCAACAGGCATGGGATGAGTACGTAGCGAAGAAGTCGCCGCGCTGGAGTCATCACCATATTATCGACCATGCCAAAGTTTCGGCGCCTGGTGGACAGCCCAAAAAACGCGGTGGCGGCGTCACCGTACAGGGCGTGCTTTATCCGTTGTTGCAAATGCGCATGATCGACATTGCCGCCGAGGTGCTGGAGCAATGGCAAACCCAGGAAGCTGAAACCCGCGCTACTGCGGCCCGCCACGGCTTTGTATTGTTCCGGAGTTTCTGGAACTGGTGCGCGGAGCAGAGAGCCTATCAATCCATCATCGACCCGCAGTCCATCACCAAGGAAGTGCGGGCGGTCGTACCCAAGGCCGGCACAAAAAAATCCGACGTGCTACAACGCGCGCATTTGAAAGACTGGTTTGAGTCAGTCCGCGCATTGAGTAATCCGGTTATTGCCGCCTACCTGCAAGGGCTGTTGCTGACTGGCGCACGGCGCGAAGAGTTGGCCGAATTGAAATGGTCGGACATCGATTTCAAGCTGGGCGCGATGTGGCTTAAGGACAAGGTGGACGACGAAGGTCGGATGATCCCCTTGCCCCCTTATCTGGCATCTCTGGTTGCGGCACTGCCGCGCCGGAACGAATGGGTATTCAGCAGCCCGACCGCCGCCGACGGCAAGCTAGCCGAGCCCAGGATTGCCCACAATCGCGCCCTCGATACCGCTGGTCTGGAACACGTGACCCTGCACGGCCTGCGCCGCACCTTTGCCAGCTTGGCCGAATGGGTTGAAATGCCGGTTGGCGTCGTCGCGCAAATCATGGGGCACAAACCCAACGCCACCGCCGAAAAGCACTATAAAACCCGCCCGCTGGAGCTGCTGGCTATCTGGCACGGCAAGTATGAGGCCTGGATATTGGAACAGGCCGGCATTGAATTTGAGCATTCAGAGGGGTTGCAAGGTTTGCGAGTAGTCAAATAACCGGCTTGCAGTTATCAGCCTGTAACTTATAATTCACAACAATGTACCGAATCGAAGATTACCGGACAGCGGACGGACGATTACCATTGAAGGAATGGCTATCCACTTTGGCGGATCGGCAAGCCAAAGCCAGGGTTTTAACGCGTCTACAGCGCATGGCCACCGGTAATCTTGGCGACTGCAAGCCCGTGCAGGATGGAGTCTGGGAGTTGCGCATCGATTACGGCCCTGGCTACCGCGTCTATTACGGCCAAGCCGGCGACAAATTGCTATTGCTGCTGATCGGTGGCGACAAGCGAAAACAACAGGCCGACATTGCCAAGGCCGTTGACTATTGGCATGACTGGAAGCGGAGAACGCGGTATGAATGAAGCATCAAGACCACACGACCAAACGGTTATCGAACTATTAAGGGAAGACCCAACCTTTGCCGACGAATACTTAGCAGCCGCCTTGGAAGAAGTAGACCAGCCCGGCGGGCGAGAAGCTTTGCTTGCAGCCTTACGACACATTGCAGAGGCGCAAGGCATGGCTGCAGTAGCGGAGCGCGCCGGCATTAAACGCGAAAGCCTGTACCGCGCATTGTCGCCCAAAGGCAACCCAACCATGAAAACCCTATTGGCGGTAACTAACGCTGCAGGTTTAAAGCTTTCTGTACATCGGAATGTTACGGCATAAAATCGCGGGAGCTGAGCAGGCGTACGGTTTAAAATTGGTGAAATAGATTATGAAAGATAATGTTGCACCGATGCATCCAGGCAAATATTTGAAAGACGATATTTTGCCAAAGTTTGATATTAGTATAAATGATGCTGCCTTGAAATTAGGTGTTGCAAGGGAAACATTATCGCGGTTATTGAACTGTCGCGCCTCAGTTAGCCCAGAAATGGCGATTCGCCTGGGGCTTTGGCTTTTTAATGTCACCGGCGCCACTGCTGAGGATTGGTTAAATATGCAAGCACGGTTTGATATTCAAATTTTAAAAGGAAAGGATTTTGATATTGAGGGCCTTGATGGAGATTTTGTCGGATTTCATTCTGATTATAATGAAGATATGAGGATGGAAAGGAAGGATGCCAAAGTATTGAGGGTAATAGGAAATAGACTGATGAAGTTAAGAACTGATTCGGCTAAAATGAGTAGAAAAGAGGTTGCTAATTTATTAGGAGTTTCTTCGAGGTTTTTGAGGAATCTTGAAAAAAGTATGGACCCAAAAATTTCAATTTCATTCTTGATCTCGGCTTCTGAATTTTATGATGTGAGTATTGAGCATATACTGGGAATAAAAGATGAATTAGAACTAAGAAGCCCGGACGTAATTGATCGGAGTGAGTTGCAGGCTATAAAGGAGGTCGCAAATCGCGTTGCAGCCATTAATAACGATGCCTACAGAAAGGTACAATCAAAAATTGATAATATTTCGAAAAAATTTCTCGGGCTTTCTGGCGAAGTTAGAGAATTGGCTATAGTTTTCGATCGGTTCTATAAGAGAAATAAAACATTTAAAGATTTACAGGGTGCATCCTCTGTTTTAATTGCTTTGAATAGAGCGGTGGATAGTGCTGATGCTTATAAAGCAATTTTAGGTAGGTATAAAATAATTTAAAAATTAGAGCATCTAAACGAACCGCCATCCCGCAGGGGCTGGCGGTTTTTTTATGCCCTAAATTTTTGAAACTCCGGGAGTCAAGGCGATCGGATCGCTATTTTTGTGACGTTATACGTCACGTTTTTACATCAATGCGCGACAATAAAATCATTAAAAAACATTGACTTATATTTTTTGAGATTCAAAACCGGAAAACGAAAAAGATGTGTACGAATTCGCATGATTGACTATGCCCAACAATCAACACGGAGCAAAAAAAAATGAAAAAAAATAATGTATATCCACCGCTGGGTGATTTGGGTTTGCCGAACGTGACCACCGACCAAGCGGCTTATTATTTAAATAGAAAACCCCAGACGTTGCGGAAATGGGCCATGTTGGAATCCGGGCCGATCCGCCCGATTAGGATTAACGGACGGCTGGCGTGGCCCGTTAGCGTTTTGCAGCGCGTCGCAGCCGGCGAAAATGTAGTGGGGTGAGCAGTATGAGTTGCCTTGCTACGAGTTATATAAATAAATACTGCCGTTGCTGTTGGACGCCGTTGATACGCGGCGAGCGCCACTACTGCGCGCAGTGCGCGGCCTACGGGAAGCTCGCGGCCAACCTGGCCGCGTTTCGGTCGGCGATCTGTACGACATTGGTACGGCCCCAAAAGACGCGCTAAAAAGGTTAAATATGTCTAACCAGTGGTTTCGTTTGTACGGTGAAATTCTAAGCAACACCAAGGTTATTGCGTTACCAGAAGCGTTACGGTGGCGTTACGTTGCGTTACTCTGTTTGCACTGTAACGGCGATTACGAAAATACTCCGGACGACGAAATTAGCTTGGCTTTGCGAATTTCAAACGACGAATGGCAAGAAACAAGATCGGCTCTAATAAAACGCAGACTGCTAGCGGATGATGGGAAAATTTTAGGATGGGAAAAACGCCAATATATCAGCGACTTGAAAGACCCTACAGCACCTGAAAGAATGAAGCGATACAGGAATAAAAAGCGTAACGAGCGTAACGAACCCGTAACGTTACGCCCACCAGAAGCAGAACCAGAAGCAGATAAGAAAAAAGATAAATCTTTTTTACCGAGAGAACCGAAAAAAACAGAAATATGCATTTTGCTTTCTGAGTTTGGCATCGATGAGAATCTTGCCAATGACTTCCAAATACATCGAAAAAAATGCGGAAAGGACGGAAAAGAAGCGCCTATCACTCGAACCGCGATGGAAGGTTACAAAAGGGAAGCAGAGGCGGCCGGAATTACCACCGCCGACGCCGTCAGAGAAAGCATCGAGAACGGCTGGCGAGGATTTAAGGCTGACTGGCATTTCAACTTGAAAGCAAAATCACCATCGCCGGCGGCAAACAATACTCCACCATCTGGCTACAAAGTCGTGGGAGCTCCAGCATGACAAAGCAAAAAAAATACGAAGAAACCATCGTGGGAATTTTGCTTCGCAATCCCGAGGCAATGACCAAGCATGAAATCGATGAGCGCTATTTCCACGAATGGCGAAGCGTAATTATTGCCTGTAAGGAAATTTCCGCGAAAGGCGATGAAGTCGATATTTTATCAATTGCTGAGCACATGAATCGGCGCGATTTGTTGGCGACACTGAACGCCATTCGCCAGGAGTCCAGCGGGGCATTGGCGAACTTGCAGCGCTACCTGGACGGATTGCGCGACATTTGGCGCGCGGAGCAAATGGGGGCCGTGCTCACCGCCTCACTTGCTGAATTGCGTAACGGCGGCGAAGTTGACGCGATTATTAGCCAGCTTATGCAGTCAACGATGGCGGCAGCGACGGCAGAGGCAAAATCCCATAATCACGGGATCAAGAAGGCGCTTGGCAAATTCCTTGACAGGTTGGACTTGATGCTTGAGTCGAAAGACGCTGGCGGCATGGGGCTGAAAACCGGAATAAGCGACCTCGACAAGGTTTTGGGTGGATTGCACCCCAGCGACATGGTGATTGTTGGCGCAAGGCCCGGAGTTGGGAAAACCAGCTTTGGCGTGTCGGTGATGATGAACCTGGCAAAACAAGGGAAACGGGTCGCCATGATCTCAAGCGAAATGTCGGTCGATCAAGTCATGTTAAGGATTACCAGTCTTGAAGCCGGCATTGCTGGAAACAAGCTGCGCGATGCGGATTTAGACGATTCCGAATGGACAAGAATCACGGCAATGACAAATCGGCTAGTGAACATGAGCATCCGTATTTACGACAAGCCGGTGGTCAATGTTTCAGACGTGATGCTGAGAAGCAAGGCGTGGATGGTCGACGGTGGCGTTGATTTTATCGTTGTCGATTATCTGACTCGCATCAGGCCGGTTAAGTCGATCGGAAACCAGAACTTGGATGTTGGCGAAGTCGTTACCGGCATGAAGAACGTGGCCAGATCGCTAAATATCCCGGTAATGGTTCTAGCGCAGTTAAATCGTGATGCGGCCAATCGCCGGCCAATAATGTCCGACCTTCGGGATTCGGGGATTATTGAGCAAGAAGCCGATCAAATTTTGATGCTGTATCGAGACAATGAAAACCCGCTGAACCCATCAGAAATAATCGTCGAAAAAAACCGGCATGGCGAAAGCAAATTGATTATCCCATGCTACTTCAACAAGCCGACTATGCAATGGACCAATCTTTCGAACCAATACGCCGACGCCGCTTAATCCAACCGCGAGAACAACAGTGCTTACCGATATGTTTTTACCACAACTTCAAACGCTCGCCGCCGAGCAGTCGCCTACGATGCTTGAGCTGATCCGGCGCAAAATCGAAGGCGGCAGCGAAGAGGACGCGACCGATCCGCAATACCTGCGGAACGCCTTTGCGGTAATTTCCGCCCACTACATCACCGCGATCGATGCCGGCGACATCAAATTCGCGGACGAAAGCGAAAAAAGCCAATTCTTGTGGCTGCTGCAGCTTCTGATCGATTACACCACAGCCGGGAAAATGGCCGATTTGTTGCCCGCATCGGCCGAAGCCGAAAGCGCCAAATAAAACCGGAAAAAGCGGTCAAATCGGCGAAAACCGGTCTGTAACCTACACCCTATCTTTAAATTTCCGCCAATAAGGAGCGAAAATGTCACCAAACATTAAAATTGCAAAAGCCGAATTTTTTAAAGCGCAAACGCTGAAAAATGCAGTCGGCCCGGCCGCAGAGGCGCTGGCGAAAATCGACGGCGCTGCCCTGGGCCTCAGCGATAAAGACGCCAAAACCGTCGCAGACGCCGCCGAAATCATCGGAAAAATCGACTCTTCGGCGCAAGCGATAATCGATCAAGCAAACAGCCAATACCTCAACCGGGACCAAAATTTAATCAATCTCGCATCTACCAGGATGTTCCGGATCGACTCCGAAATCCAAGAGGCGCAAGCGCACAAGCGCCACGCCGAGCAGGCCCACCTCGAAAAAACGACTGAGCTTAAGAAGCAGGGCTTCAACCAGGTCGAAATCGATGAAATTCTGGATGATCCCACGCCGGCGATCGAGGCCTTCCAGCAGAAAATCGCCGACCTCGGCGCGGAAAAGATCAAGATTGAAACCTTCCTTGGTGACGCGCCCCGTTTCGATACCGATCTTTTGATCGGCACCACCATCAAAGTCGCCGCCGACCAGCCCGCAGAAGCGGCTTAAGGGGGAAGCGTGAACCTTCAACAAGTAAGCGGCGCCACCCTCTTGGCCGCCAAAACCCGAATGACCGCACTCGGGCAAACCTTTCGCGCCGCCAGCCTGGCCATCGAGCAGCGCAACGCCGAACACGACCGCCACCGGCAAGCGGCTTTGCGCGAAAACATGCGGCCAGCCGAGTTCCTGGCCCTGTTTCCAAATCCACCCGGATCGGTTGAATTCGCCGCCGAAGACGCCGAAATCGCGACCAAGCAGGCACAAATCGCGTCGCTGAACGCCGGTGGTGGAACCAACACAGCTGTATCAGCGCGGCTGCAAAATGACATCGACATGTTAAATGTTCAAAAAGGCCTAAAAACCCAGGCATACACCCGCCAGCTCACGAAGCCAGAGCGGTCGCTAACCGATGCCGAATTTGCAACTCTGTACCCGGCGCCAACGCACACCGCCGATCAAGCAACAATCTCAGCGGGCCAAACGGAAGCGAACAAACTGGACGCCTTCCTAAAATCCGGTCCTTATCCTAATTCCGGCACGTTCGATGTTGACCTGCTCGCTGAAACAGCCGTGGCGTATCCGTAATGTCATTACAAAGCGACAGCCAAGGATTTCTCGTCGGCGAGCCGGTTGATCTGGGGCGCATGCCGACCGACGTTTCTCGCATCCGCGATGATGTTTCGGCGATTCGCCAAGCAATAGCCGGCCGCTGGCGCGAACACCGCCGGCCGGCGCCGTCGGCCAGTCCCGCCCGAGATTCGGCCGGCCGATTCGTCAGCGCATCGCCAGCCAAGGTGGTCGTGGCCGAACCAAGCGCCACCAGAACGAGCGCCGCCGCCATCGCGGAAGCGGCCGGGAAGGCAGCGATTGCCGAACGGATCAAGAGGTCATCAAGCCAACCCGTTGCTGTGCCGGGCCGCGACTCGGCAGGCAGATTTGCCTCGGGTGGTGGATCGGCCAGTAACCGATCGGCAACGGCTTCGGCCATTGCGTCGATCAGTGACCGGTTATCCCGCCTAACTGCCGCCGCGTCTGGCATCGACGACGCCGACCCGGCCGTGAAGGCGGCGCGCGAAGTGGCCGAGCCGCTACGCCGAGGATTCGAATTCTTTCGCGGCGACAAGCAAACGTCGTTGCTGAAAAAGATTTTCGCTAAGCTGGCGGTTTTTCAGAAAGAGGAATCGGTTTATAACCGCGCCACAAAAGAAACCCTTGAAAAGATCGAAAGAAAGCCCGTATCCGTCAGCACGCAGAGTAATGGTTCGTCGTGGTTAAACAAGCTCCCGTTTGTCGGATCAATGCTCAGCACCTTGGGCAAAACCGCTATCGGCGGCGGCTTCCTTGGAATGCTCGCCAAAGGCGGGCGCGGCGCGTACGGCCTACTCAAGCGTGTCCCGGTATTGGGCGCCTTGCTGGCGGCCGGCGGCGCGGCATTCGACATTTTCGGTAGCGAGAGCGACAGTAGCCTTTCTCGCCGAGAAAAAGACAAAGCCGCCGGAACGTCCGTCGGCGGCTGGGTTGGCAGCCTCGGCGGCGTTGGTGCCGGCGCCCTGGCTGGATCGATGCTCGGCCCTGTCGGGACAATCGTTGGTGGCATAGTTGGCGGGTTCCTCGGCGACCAAGCCGGCCAGATCATTGGCGATAAGTTCGGAGGGTGGGTATCGGACCTCCGCGAAGCGGATATTCCCGGCAAGATCGCGGGCTCCTGGGATAGAGCGGTTGCGTCCATGTCCACCACGTTTAACGAGTCATGGGCCAAGATCAAAGACATTGGCGGCTTGGTGGCGAATGTCGTCGGCGAGCAACTTGATGGCCTCAATAACTACATCAAAGCCAATACCGGCATCGACCTAAAACAACAAGGCTCCGCGTGGCTGGACCGCACCAAGTCTAACGCCGGTGACGCTTGGGATTTTGCCAAGAAGGCGGCGGCATCATTGGTCGACAAAACCATGCAGGGCGTCGATTGGGCTTCAAAAAACACAACAATAGGTCGGGCCATAGAGCACGCATCCAGTGCAAAATCAGAAGTTGGAACGCCCGAACGGGCCATGCAGCTATTGATGCAAAAAGGCTGGTCAAAAGAAGATTCGGCCGCAATTGCGGCCAACATCAGTCGAGAAAGTGGTTTCGATACGCAAGCATCTGGCGACAATGGCACAGCTACCGGCATCGCCCAGTGGCACAAGCCACGGCAAAACCAGTTCAAACAACTGTTCGGCAAAAACCTAAGCGACTCAACCTTTGAAGAGCAGGTCGCCTTCATCGACTGGGAGCTCAAAAACTCCCACCGTCGAGCCGGCCAGGCCATCAAGTCGGCGTCCGGCGTTGACGCCAAAACGGCTGCGGTCGAGCAAACCTACGAAATATCAGCCCTTGGCAAGCGCGGCGGCGTTCAGCCTGAGCGAATCTCCGACGCAAGAAAGTTTGCCACCATTGATGTAGCTCCGCCCATATCGATGGCTATGCCTAAAATTCCGACGATACCGGCTATCGCCGAAGCGCCAAAAGTCATCGAGCCGCTTGGATCGCCGGCCGCGCCGGCCTTCACCGTCAACCTGCCATCGCAGGATGTAGGGCAAAACTTATCGGATCGCCGCATCGCTCACATTGCGAGCGGCGGCATTGGAGGGAAATAAAAAATGAATGAAACTCAAACGCTCACGTCGGACTGGGGCGCGCTGTCGCCCCATCTGATCGCCTCGTTCTGGGAAGTTGACCGCGAAGGCAACAAAAAAAAGGATTCCGATACCGTCGTTAAGGCGGCGGTCACGGACGACGCTAATCTGGAAATAACGCTCAATTGGCAATCGCCCTTCGAACAAGCCGGCCCTGAGACCAAGGCGCCGACGCTGTTCGCCCTGATGCAAAACGGCCTCGCAACCGAATTCCTAGACTCCCTGGGACTCGATAAATCCCAGGACTCCAATTCGAAAGCGCTCAAAATCTTACAGCAATTCGAAGGCCGCACCGGCATCACCAAGCTCAATTCTGTCCAGGTTTTCAACGGCATGCCACCGGCCAAGATTCCCATGACCCTTCTTTTCCGGGCGTGGCGCGATCCGGTTTCGGAGGTTGAAAACCCTGTCGATCAACTCATGGAATGGGCGCTGCCGATCGAACTTGCCAAGGACAGCACCCTACTTACCAGAGCGGCTGAGGCAGTAAAAAATAGAGAAAAAGACTGGATCGAGGCGGTTCTTCCGTCCAAGTCGCCAACCCTGCTGGCGTTCAATTACAAAGGCCGCACGTTCGCGCCGATGGTTATCGAATCCATCAGCCAGCCATTAACGGCACCGATCGATAGCAGCGGCCGCTTTGTCGAAATGTCGATTCAAATCACGTTGGCGACATTGACCGCCATCGACCGCAAAGACTGGCAGTCAATTTATAAGCCTAAGTAGCCATGACGAAGCCGCCCAAGTTTGACATCGCCGGCCAAAAAAAAGAACTCAAGTCACTCCGCGAGTTCGATCAGAATCGCCGCGACAATGCCAACAACATTCTTCGGCCCGAGCAAATTCACGGCAAGGATTGGCGATCGGCGAAGGTTCTCACAACCACGCTCGGGCTGGCCAACGGCCAGATGCGCAAGATCACCAAGCAAGACCTGATCGAGTTCAACAAAAACATCGCGAGACTGGAGTCCAGAGTCGAGAAAGGGGTAACGGCGAACGAAGTCATCACCCTGTCAATGCCGGAAGACAAAAACCGGAGCAAGGAGCAAATTCATTTCGCAGTGCCGGTAACCATGAAGTACGGCGACATCAAATTCCTAACCAATGCCGGCCCCGACTCAAAAGTGACGCGACATAGCGTTCACATTGTTTTGGCGGACTACGATCATGGCCTTGCCAAGGGCACCCCGCTCCAGGCGGCAAAGGAAATTGCAAAAGGTAATTTGCTATTCGATTGCGATTGCGACCACCACACGTTCGTTTTTCGTTATATCACGACGATCATGAAAGCCAATGCAGGCCGTCCAGAGCATGGGTTCCCAAAGCTCAAAAACCCCCAACTGAACGGCATCGCCTGCAAACACGTCTTGCGGGTCATGACCGAGCTCAACAGCTCGATTTTCATCTGGAAAAAAATCGCGGTAATGATTGAGTCGGATCGCGCCAACAACGCCAGCAAGGAACTCAAGCGCCGGCAAAAAACGGTAACCCTGACGCAGCGCGAGGCATCCGAATTAGCAGCAAAACAAAAGCTAAGCCCCCGAAAAATCGAGGTCATCACCAAAACGGCAAAAGCTGCTCAGAAGGTTGCCAGAACGGCGCCACCGCTGAAACGACCCAAGCGCACATCCGAGGAAGGCGCTGCCGCTGCCGCTGCCGCTTTGGCAAACTCCGGCAAGACGATGGAAGAGATCATGGCGCTTATCGCCGCCAATATGGAGTGACTCGCAGTCCCGCCCCGAACCCACTTTTTAACCAACCAACGAGGTAAAACCATGCAAATGCCTAATTTTTCGCACCGCCTGCTCCCTTCTGGCGGCGAGCCGTCGGAATTTAACAACCTCGATTTGTACTCCGCGATAATCGGTAAAATCGAAGACATCCACGCCCTCCACGACATCGTTCGTAGCCAATTTGAACACGAAAGCGGCGTGGTCATCAGCCCGGAAACCAACCTAAATCTTCTAAACCAAATCCAAAACCACCTAGCCGACCTCGAAACCGTCGCCGAATGGCTCGTAAACAACTTCCACATTCAGCCGATTGCCGATGAAATCGATGAACCCATTGCCACCGATTTAGAAACAATGCCCGAGGTCACTCACTAGGCTCATGAATGGGCGGCCCGCCGCCCTCAATCCAACTAGCCCGCGCCGGCAATAATGACCAACCCCAAAATCATTTACACCAACAAAACTGAAATCGCGATTTTGAAAGTGGTAGGCGCACGCCTCAAAGAAGCGCGAGAATCCCTAAAAGTAACGCAAATGCATGCCGCTCCCTTCCTGGGAACGTCGGTTCAAGCACTGATCGACGCCGAAAGCGGTCGGCTTAATCCCCTACCAATCAAATTCCTCAAAGCCGCCGCCGAGACGTATTCCGTCTCGACAGACTGGCTACTGGGGCTCGTTGAGTGGGAAAAAGAAGACGCCGGCCGCGACCTGTTGGCCGGCCTGCAGCGCATCCACCTAAAACACTACGCCGAGCTCGTCGCCCGCCAAGCTGAGGCGGACGAAATCAACGGCCACGCGCAAGCGGCGCTCTCCGAAATCGTAATGGCCTTCGAGGCTTTCCAAAAGGCGAACGCGGGCTTCATCGACATGCCGGCCGGGGCGCGGCTTCTGCGGGCTGTTTCTGCGGCAAGAAAAATCAATGTAGCTCATCCGATCAGCAAAAAGCAGGCTTCAACCGTTTGATTTTTCCCTACTTAAAGCTAAATTAAATTCGGCTGCTCCTATGATATGTTCGACCTTGCATCAGCCCCAAAATACCCACTCATTCCTAACGAGCTGAGCAATGACAAAATCGACCCCATCAATTATGCTGCTTGGCCGCATTTGCCTTGCATTACTTTGCCAGATACCGGTCTACGCCTACGCCAAACACGATAAACCCGCCGCATCCTGGCATATTCCGCACGGCTGCAATAAAGGATGAGGGATTTTCGCCGCAATCCAAAATCAGAACCAACGGGGACTGCGGGCACCGGCGCCAGTGAAACCGCGCGCCATTACGGTAATATGCGGTTCGCCATGTTCACAGTGTTTACCGCCATTCTCGGAGCGTTGGTCGGCTTTGTCTTCTCGAAAGCCGGGTCGGCTTTCGTTCATCTGTGCCATCAAAAGCTCTTAGTCACTATCGCCGGCATCGCACTTTCCGTCATGTTCGGTTTGGCGGAAATCCGAATCTCGCAACTGGTCACCCATTATCAAGAGGCGTCCTTCAGCGCAGGCGTCTTGCAGCCCCCCAAATACCGACTTTTTTGGGGATGGGTGGTGCTGATCACTATGCTACTCCCGTACGCCTTGAGCCTGACGTTCTGGATCATGCTTGCAATGGAATACATCACGATCCCGATCGTCTCTGGCGATTAATCCCATCCAGCACTAGCTGCTCGAACTAACAATTCAACCGCGATTAAACCTGGAAATCGCCGCGAATTTAGCAAAAAACCCATGATTAAATGCCTAAAAACCACCGATTTTAGGCATAAATGCTTATTTCTTATACCAATTTAAAACCCGAAGAATTCAAACACGCGATGTCGCTGAATTTCGGCGCGCGGATGCTCCAGGCCCGCGAACTGTGCGGCCTGGAGCAAATTGAAGCCGCTCCACTATTCGGATTTGCCAATTCGTCCCGTCTGAGCAAGATCGAATCGCCAACGTGCGAAAGCCTCGCCTACATCCAGCCCAAGGTTCTCGTCCCGGCCGTTTTAAATTACGGGGTCAGCGCAGACTTCCTATTTGGCTTCTCGAACTATCCGCAACGCGACGTCAAGCAATCCCGCGAAAACCAGGTTGCGGACCTTTTGACCGACCTGATCGCCAACGAAATCGCCGACATCCGCCGCCTGGTGGATACCGTTAACCAGATCGCCAAACAGACCCAGCGCTTTGCGGAAAAAACTCAGGAAATCCAGCAGGCCCTCGACCGGTTTCGCCAACTGAACCCCGACTTCGACGACATGTCCGGCGGCGCCAAGCTCGATCGCTTAGTTTGCCAACTGCGCCAAGACGCAAAGCACAACGCCAACGAACTGGCCGAACTGCGCCAGTCCCTCCAATAACCCTTTTGACTTCACCACCATGACCGAAAACACCAAAAAAGGCGGACGCCCGAGAGGCTACAGGCCGGAATACGTTCAGCTCGCCCACAATTACACCCTGTTGGGCGCGACAGAGGACCAACTCGCCGAATTTTTCAACGTCCCGGCGGCCACTGTCAAAAGCTGGACTAAACATCGGCCGGAATTTGCCGACGCGATCAAACGCGGAAAAATCCTGGCCGACGCGGAAGTCGCTAACAGCCTGTTTCGGCGCGGCACCGGTTACCCCTGCACCGAAGTCACCACGCGGGAAATCAAGAACCCAGCCGGCGAAGTCACGTCTTACGAAACGGTCACCGTCACCAGCGAAATGCCGCCCGATACCGATGCCTGCATTTTCTGGCTGACAAACCGCCAGCCTGACAAATGGCGCAACAGAATCGAGATTGAGCACGCCGACAAGCGCGAATCCAGCACGCCGGACCAAGATACCCCGGCCACACCCAACCAGAACGACGCCGCATGAACGCGGACGCCTTTGCAAAAATCGAAAACGCCGCCCAAGACGGCGCGTTCGGCCACAACCAGCGGCCAACGCCGACCGATCGGCAATGCCTGGCCGGCAATTACAAGATCGGCCGGGTCTCGATCTACGGCATGCCGGTTGCGATCGAGCAGCCGCGAAACAGTTATCGAACCGGTATCGATCCGAAAACCGGTCAGCGCTGGTCTTCCAGGCTGGCGGCGCATTACGGCTACTTCTCCGGCACCAAAGGCGCCGACGGCGATCCCGTCGATTGCTTCATCGGTCCCTACCCGCAATCGGAAACCGTCTGGGTTATCAACCAGCACGTC